GTGTTGAGGCTGACGACATTGCTGCTTACATAGTGCAACAACAACACAAACATTTTGACAACATTTGGTTGATTTCCAGTGACCGAGACTGGGACTTGTTGCTACGCGACAATGTCTCACGTTTCAGTTACGTAACACGCAAAGAAACAACTCTCAACAACTGGGACTCACACTACGATTTCAAACACGACGACTACATTTCTATCAAGTGCCTTATGGGTGATAGTGGAGATAATGTAATCGGAGTTGAAGGTATCGGCCCTAAACGTGCTCAAGCACTTGTAGAGCAATACGGTACAACATGGGATATTATTGCCAGCATCCCGCTAAACGGCAAATATAAATATATACAAGCTCTAAATGAGTCCAAAGATAAGTTAGAGCTTAACTACAAATTAATGGATTTGGTTACACACTGTGAAGAAGCTGTTGGCAATCTAAACTGTGAACAAATCAACACAATCTTAGCAAACTACTTAAAATGAGCAATTTTATTAACATTAACCGTACTTATGACCCTTGCACTGATAAACCTATTCGACCAGTTATTCACTGCCGAGTAGACGACGCTGCTTTTTTGCCTTGCCGAGCACATCCCACAGATGCTGGTGCAGATTTAAAAAGCACCGAAACTTGTGAAATTTATCCCGGTGAACAAAAACTTGTTGATACCGGAGTAGCGGTAAAAATTCCAGAAGGCTATGGAGGCTTTATTTTCAATAGGAGCTCGCAAGGGAAAAAAGGCATTACAATCCCACATTCGGTTGGAGTCATTGATTCTGATTATCGTGGAAATTTAAAAGTTTTGCTAAAAAATATTTCAGGCGAGCGTTATACTGTTAATACTGGTGATAGAATAGCGCAGTTAGTAGTCATGCCAGTTTTGTTGTGCGGATTTGTAGACGCATGGAATGATACCGAGCGCGGAACCGGCGGTTTCGGCTCTACAGGAACATAAAGGAAAATATGAACGTTAGTACAAGAGCACAAGTAATTACCCGTAGAACATATAACAGACCTACGTCAGACGATGGTCGTGAATTTGAAACGTGGGCAGAAACAGTTGCACGCGTTATTGATCACCAAGAGTGGTTGTGGCAGCGTGCAGTTAATCGTGACTTAACAGACGTGGAGTACGCTGAATTATACGATCTAGAGCAGTTAATGCTAGATCGCAAGGTGTTAATGAGTGGTCGTACACTATGGCTTGGTGGCACAAATGTTGCCAAGACTCGTGAAGCATCACAATTTAATTGCAGTTTCACACACGTTGAAACTGTTTATGACGTCGTAGACGTCTTATGGCTATTGCTACAAGGTTGCGGCGTTGGTTTTAAGCCAATCGTTGGAACACTAAATGGCTTTTCAAAGCCAATTAAAAATATCAAAGTGGTACGATCGACACGTACTCAAAAAGGCGGAAATGAAGAAAATGTTGAGTTATGGGATGATACAACAAAAACTTGGACATTACAAGTTGGTGATTCAGCAGAAGCTTGGGCAAAGTCTATTGGCAAGTTGCTTGCTGGTAAGTATCCCGCAGAAACACTCGTACTTGACTTTTCGCAACTACGTCCAGCGGGCGAAAGGCTAAAAGGCTATGGCTGGATTTCTTCAGGTGACTCAGCAATCAGTACAGCTTATGTTGCAATCGCCAACATCCTTAACGGCCGTGCAGATTCTTTGCTTACTCGCATGGACATATTGGATATCGTTAATCATCTTGGGACTATCCTCAGTAGTCGTCGCAGTGCTGAGATTGCGCTATTTGATTACGATCAGCCAGAGTGGGAAGAATTTGCAGTAGCTAAAAAAGACTGGTGGTTACATAACAATGCACACCGCACACAGTCAAACAATTCGCTAGTGTTTAAAAAGAAGCCACTGTACGAAGACTTGTCTAAAATCTTTGCTATGATGATTGAAGCAGGTGGGTCAGAGCCAGGCTTTATCAACGAAGTAGAAGCACTACGTCGTGCCCCTTGGTTTAAAGGTGCAAATCCTTGTGTTGAAATCTTGCTTGGCAATAAATCGTTCTGTAACTTAACAGAAACAGACATTGGTAAGTTCAAAGGCGATCAAGCTGGATTGCATAGTGCGATTCGACTAGCTGCTCGCGCTAACTATCGTCAAACTTGTGTTAACTTGCGTGATGGTATCTTGCAAGAATCATGGCACCTAAACAACTACTTTATGCGTCTTTGCGGAGTAGGATTAACAGGTATTGCAATGCGTCCTGATATGGGTAGCTATGACTACGAGTACTTAAAGCGTACTGCTACATCAGCAGCTATGGGTATGGCTCTAGAACTTAACTTGCCAGCACCTAAAAACATTACTTGCGTTAAGCCGTCGGGAACATTATCAAAGATCATGGACACCACAGAAGGCGTACACAAGCCACTAGGCAAGTACATTTTCAACAATGTTCAGTTTAGCAAACACGACCCAGTAGTAGATAAACTACGTGATGCCAACTACCGAATTATCAATCACCCAACTGATGATTCGGGCGTATTGGTAACATTTCCAGTTGCTTGGGAAGGTATTCCGTTTGACAAAGTAGATGGCAAAGAAGTTAACCTTGAAAGTGCTGTAACACAGCTAGAGCGTTACAAGCTACTACAAACTTCGTGGAATCAACAAAATACTTCAGTAACTATTAGCTATGACCCATCAGAAGTAGAAGATATCATTAGCTGGTTGTTGGACAATTGGGATTGTTATGTAGGTGTTTCATTCATCTATCGTACAGACCCAACTAAAACAGCTAAAGATCTTGGATACTTATACCTTCCACAAGAAGTAGTAACACAACAAGACTACGATGCTTATGTTAAAGTACTTGGTGTAGTTGATCTCAACAATACAAATAGTTTTGATGAGATTACCGACGCAGAGTGTGCAACTGGCGCTTGTCCTGTAAAATAAATAATAATTATGAATGAAAATCCAAACTTAAACTTTGTGTTAACAATGCAAGAAGCTAACACAATTTTAGCAGCCCTACAAGAGCTACCAGCTAAAATTGCTAATCCGCTAACGCAAAAGATGACTGAGCAGGCTAAACCACAGATTGCAGAATTGGAAGCAGCTGCGTTAGCTGATGCTCAAAATCCTGCAGTAGTAACAGACGTTTAATTGACCATATAAAAAGCCCCCATAAAGAAATTTATGGGGGCTTTTTTGTTCCAAAAATTTGTTTGCGTTTTTATATGCCCGAACCCAAAAAATTCGGGCATAATTTTGTAACGATTTTTAACAATCTCTTGCCCTAAAAATACCTATTGACTCCAAGAGCGTTTTGGTGTATAATTACTACAGTTCTCGAAAATTGAGTACTGCGTGTAATACGTGGTATTATAAATCTAACAAAGGAAAAATTATGGCAACCGGACTAAAACTATATCCTGTTTATGTGTATAACACAACACCAGAAAGCGATAGTGCAGAGTACAACGACGAAGCTACTATGGTTGAAAGCAATCTAGAAAGCATACGCAGAGCAGCAGATTGCATAGATCAAATGATTAATGACAAAGATAATGTAGCAGAGTGGGCACAAGAAAAAATTGCAGTTACTAAGTCAATGTTAAACAGTGTATGTGACTACTTAAAGTCAAAACAAACTGTAAAAACCATTGAGTAACTAAAAGAATTTGGCTTTAACCAATTCGCGTGGTGGTAGCGCATATCACTTTTAATTTTATTAACAATTCTCAAAAAAGGAATTTATTATGGCAGAAGTAATGACACCCGGTATGATTATGGGTATGGGCGGTAACAGCGGCGACGGTCTTTTTGGCGGTGGCGGTGGCGGTGGTTTAATTGGCGGTCTTATCCTAGGTAGCTTACTACGTAATGGTGGTAACTTACTAGGTGCAGAAGGTGCAGGTGCAGCAGCTGCACTACGTTCACCTCCAGAACAATCAACAGCTAACATGCAGTTAATGCAAGCAATTGGTGCAGTAGATAAGTCAGTTGCAGTTAATGCGGCTACTTTTGAAGCATCACAAGCAACACAAAGTTTAGGTTTAACAAATCAATTTAACAACATCACAGCTTCACTAGCAGCACGTACAGATGGCGTTAAAGATGCGGTAAATGCTAATGCAATGGTATTAGCACAGCAACTAAACACAATTAACACAAATATGTTAACTGGTTTCAATGAAACACAGAAAGCTGTTGTAGCTGATGGTACTGCAACTCGTGCTCTAATCACATCACAGTATGAATTAAATCTACAACGTGAATTAGCAACAGCACAAAATGAAATCATTGAACTACGCAATGAAAATCGTTTAACAAATGCAACAAATGGTATTACACTAACTAATACCAATAACATCAATCAGATGCAACAACAATCTCAGCAACAACAACAATATGGCCAACTGGCTAATATGATTTGGGGCTTAGGTCAGCAAATTCGTTCAACAAACGAAGCAATCAATGTTGGAAGCGGCACACTAACTGCTAACCCAGCAAATACTAATACTAACATTCGTTAATTAGTCAAAGCCCCCTCAGCCACAAGCCGTGGGGGCTTTTTAATAAAGGAAATAAAGTGTATCAATCACAAACACAACAACAGGGATTTCCCCTATTTCCACCATTTCCACCATATCCACCTTTTCCAGACTGTGATTTGTTTATCAACAATTCAGGAACAGGGCCAGCTGGACCACCGGGACCTCCAGGGCCGACCGGACCACCAGGACCACCAGGTACGCCTGGCATAGTGCCTGTTACTGATGTTGTAACCGCTGCTTATACAGCAACTGCCGCCGATTACTTTTTATGTGTGTTAACTGTAGCACCTGTTACAATCACACTACCTGTAGGTATATTAGGTACAGTATACATAATCAAAGACTGTAGTGGTAATGCAACTAATGCACCTATTACCATTCAAGGTACTTCACAAACTGTAGATACTGGAACAGGTGTTATCAATACACCTTTTGGAAGTATCACAACAATATTTAATGGCTCCAATTGGAGTATAGTTTAATTTTTTTAAAGGACAAAAATGTCATATACAAATAACCCCTTATCAATCTTAGCAGGTACAGGTATTGTAGTAACACCTACAACTGGTACCGGTGCTAACCAAATAACAATTTCAGCAAGCGGTACACAAGTGGTAGCAGTACGCAATGCCATAGTAACACCAGTTGTTGTAAACGGTGGAGATGATGTAGTTTCAGTACAAGTACCTGGTGGCGTAGCTGTTGCAGTTACACTTCCGGTTGGTACACTAGGTCGACAACTTACTATCAAAGACGGTTTAGGCTTAGCAACTGCACTACTACCAATTACAATTACACCTGCTGCTGGTACTATTGATGGTTCAGCAACAGCAACTATTACTGCTGCATATGGGTCAGTAACATTAGTGTACAACGGCACACAGTGGTTAATAATCTAACATGAGCTATAGTAGACCACTTAATCCAGGGTTAGGTTTAAAACAAGTTCCTGTAATAAACCCTGGGGTACAAGAATTAACTTTAGATAGTGATATAGCTACTACATCAAGTTTAGGTATAGTGCAAGTGGGTAGTGGTTTAACTATTACTCCACTAGGCGTATTAAGTGCTACCGGTGGTTCAGATTTTGTAAACGTAAAACTTACTATTACAAACTACACAGCAACTGCCACAGACTACTATATAGGAGCTAATAAAAAGGATATTACAATTACACTGCCACTGGGAATATTTGGTAAGGTGTATGTGGTAAAAAATCAAGTTAGTGGGGAAGTTACTGTAACAGGCACACTTGCTCAAAAAATAGACACAGCCGCAACAAAAACATTGGGAACCAATGATAGTATTATGGTAGTGTTTGATGGTGTTAGATGGAATATCATACAATAAAAAAGCCCCTAACCATTACTGGTTAGGGGCTTTCTTTTTATAGCTTTTGACTAGCTTTTAACATCCAGTTATGTGATTTGTGTGCAGTAATGCGGTCTGCTAAAAAGTTTTGGAAACCAAACTCGTTATATAAACCACACATGTTGTATGCTGAATTCAATACATTGATTACTGTACCGTTATCTGATAATAGTGTTGAAACCATTGTGGTGTTATCCAGCGGCGCTACTGAATCTTCAACTAGTGAGTGTTCAGCTAACTGTTCTAAGCCGGCAGGTACAAACAAATCTAGTGTTCTGACATTTTCAGCAAAACCATCAATTGACTCGTATACTTCAGTGTAAATACGTTCAAATAGCAGGTGGTATTCATAAAAGTCACGAGACTCTACGTTCCAGTGAAAGTTAGCTGCTTTTAGGTAAAACGAGAACTCAGTAGCAAAAGCTGCTAAAATAGTTCGTTGAAATTCGGTCATGTTGTCGTCCATTTTTAATCCTTTGCCATCACGCTGATTCATAATTTGATCACGCTTTTGTGCTGCCCAGGTTTGACCGCCGTCTCCACCCCACATATCCCAAGCTACTCGGCCCTTTGATGGAAAGCCGTCTTCGCCACTGGAAAATCCAGTTGCCTGCTTGTCTACTTCGTGGCGACTGAAAAAACTGTGCATACGTAACACAGTTGATGCAGTTAGTGGGCTGCGATCTTTTAATTGGTTAGCACGAGCTAAGCCAACAAGTGTGCCACCTGGTTTGCCTTCTTCGTGCCACTTTAGTGCACGCTTGGCGGCTGAGGCCATGCCTTCAGTTGGTGTATAAGTTTCTGCCATAATAATTACTTTTGTAAGAAAGCACTAGTATACCACAAAGAGCATACCAGTGCAATTGTAAAATTTTTTAGTCCTTGTAGGCAATAATTACTTGCTTACACATTTTCGATCTAACAATGTCTTCGTCTAAGAATCTAACAACTTCAATGTTAGGCAGTCGCTCTAAACGACGCACAGCATCTAGTAATCCACTATCTTGAATATCACACTGTTCAGGGTCACCCGATAAAATCATTTTGCAATTTTTGCCAATGCGCGATAAAAGCATTTTAAACTCAGTTTTAGTCATGTTTTGCACTTCATCAACTAATATTACTGCATTTTCAAAACTAGCACCTCGCATAAATCCCAAGGGTTTGGGTTCGATTGCTTTTGATTTTAATGAGTATTCATATAAACCCGGACCAAGTGCACGTTTAAATACTTGCGTAAATGGTTCTAGGTAAGGAGCATATTTTTCGTCTAGCTCGCCAGGCAAAAAGCCTAATCCGCGTCCTGTTTCTACATTTGGTCTAGTTAAAATAATTTTATCAATCTTTTTGTAGTATAGCTGTTCTGCTGCGTAATTGGCCGCAACAAAAGTTTTACCAGTACCAGCAGAACCAATACCAAAGATAATTTCATTATTCTTAATAGCTTCAAGGTATTCACCTTGAATAAAGTTTAAGGGCTTAATGGCAACGAATCCTTGATCAGGACCACTACTTTCAAAAAGCTCACCTTGTGCTTCTTGAAAATCTCGTTGCTGTTTTTTACGGGCTTTTTTACCAGAGTTTGTAGACATAAAGTATCCTTAAGGTTATTTTTTCTTTTGGGGAACTTTATGCCCCTGTAACATTTTGTGCTGTTTGCATTTTTGCACAGTTTTACATTTAGGGGTTGGTTTAGCCGCCACTGGTGTGGCAGATAACATTAGTGCTAAACACACAAGTGTTAATAGTTTTTTCATAATTCTACATCTTTCTTTGCAGGAACGGGTACTGGTGCGGCAACTGGTGCACGTGGTGTTTGGATAGTTACCTGTTGTTGACCTAATTTTTCTTGAGTACGGCCAAACGCGGCAATACCTAATACAGCACCCATGGCTAGGTGAAATAATCCGGCTCCTTGAAGTGTTAGTGGTTGCCATTGTGTTAATGGCTGTTTTGTTACTGCTTGTAGTATTGACCACAAAACAGGAAATATAATAAAATCAGTCATGCAAGTTAACATATACATCCAGCCCATTGCTGGTCGCCATTGTTTTTGCATCCAATCTTCTTTGGGTTCTAGTAGGTGTAAATCCATGACTATCCTTTAGTGCTAAATTGAAATGTTAATAGTGCCACTGGGATTACAAGAGCAACAATACCTATAAATAATAATACATTCCACAACATATTGTATGCAGCTTCACGGTCTTTTTGCTTTTTGTCTAGTTCAGCTTGCTCTAATCGTGCGCGTTCTTTGGCCATGCGTGTACGTTCAGCCATCATTTCTTCCCAGACTTGTGCGTTGCCACTCCAAAAAAGCATATCTTTTAGTTCACGCTCGTGATCACGTAGGGCTTTAGAAGCCATAGCAATCTTTAGTGCATCAGAACTAATTTGTGCATCTGTTTTGCTTAGGTTAGCAATCTTCAGCTTAGTAGAAGCAACGTGCACATGGTCTGCGTGCTCGTAAAACTGGCTAAACTC